TTTGCGAAGGTAGGCTCTGCGCCTTGGTCTTCGACTAGGCCGGCGAAGTGCTCGTATATGTCTTCGACGTCGCCGGCGGCGTGGAGGGAGTTCCAGAACCAGATGGCGGCGATGTCGCCGTCCATGCCGTTGGATGCCGCGTCGTACTTGACGCCGATAAACACGTTATCGCCGCTCTGAGCAGTTGTCCCGCCGGGAGCTGCGGCAGCTGTACTGGCGTCTACGGTGCCTGAGGCATACATAGACACATCGCCATCATCGTCAATGGTTCCACAGGATAAGACCCAGCCGGCAAGGAGAGTCGTCCAATCGTCAAATTCTACGCCCGTATTCCCGGCTGCGGTGTTCGCTATGAGTATGCGCGATCGGTCATTTGTCCCCTCAATGTAAAACAGCAACCCTGGGTGGTTCCCTGCGTCTGTCCTAGCTTCCAATATCGTTTGAGTGAGACTATCATTCGAGGTTCTGAAGAGCGCGCAGGTGGAACAATCGGCGTCGTTACAGTCCGCAATTCCGTTCGAGTTACTGGTATAGAAGTCCGGCGTTGCGTCCTCAAACCTCACCGCCTGCATACATCCTGTCTTGCTCGCCCAGCCCGCTGTGTCATCGTAGCAAAACGGCGTATCAATCCCGGTCGTCGGAGCGCCGGTCGCTGTGAACAGATGACTACTCTTCCCGCCCGCCCCGGTCGGATCGTCCCCGTACCAGTACACGTCAGGCGCAGCCACTCCCGCCACCGGCCAGCTTGCCGCTGGATCTATGCCCGACTTATCCCCCTCCCAGCAGAACTCCGCGCCTGCGCAGTAGTCGGCCACGCCGCTGTCGCCGACAAGCATGAACAGCGGCATTCCGATGACGCCTACGAGTAGCAACGCCGCCTTGATCATGGGATGGCCTTGAGGTCCTGGACGTGCCCGATCTTGGCGTACGCCGCACCGTCATACCAAAACGTGATGTCGTCAACCGCGTCATCGGTACCAGTGATTGCCGTAAGGGCGACGCCACCGGCCGTGTGAATGACCGGCGCAAATACGATAGTGCCGAGTTGCGTGCCCTGAATCACTCGCAAGAACATCCCGGTAGTAAGCGGGTTGCTCATGGTGACGGTCACGGTGCCCGACGCACCTTCGAGGTCAACGACCTGGGAATCGCCGGTTGACCAGTCTACCGTCGCCGCGTTGGTCGTAACCGTGTTGGTTGCGGGGACGGTGTAGGATGTTTGTGATCCGAATATCACCTCGCTGTGCGCCGTAATCCCGCCAGCGGGCGCAATAGTTAGCCGCGCGACTGGCGTCTGCGCGTTGTCGGGCGATGTCAAAAACACCAGCTCTGTCGGCATATCATCAGCGCCAGGCGTGCCGTCAACTATCGCCCTGATCTGCGCTCCAAGGGCCCCGTCTGTCCCGTCCCAACCGGCGAAATCAAGCTGCCCAATAATGTCATTGTTGGCAACGGCCGTCGGCGCGTCGTGTTCACCACGGGCACGCAATAGGATCATTGTGGTCGAATGCGTGTCCGACGCGCGATCGAGATAGGCAACATACCTGTTAGCCACATCTGCCCCATGGGACGACAGATCAAAAGTCTTGACCGTGCCGTTTACAGAGACACTTGCATGCGGCGTAGTGCCGATCCTCACTTCGGTTATCGCCACCGTGCCCAGCTCATCGATCGCGCTTTCGATCGTAGTCTCGGTTGTCGAGTCGATAGCGTCGATATTCTGGCAGGTGAGAGTTCCCGAAGAGTCGGAAAACGGGGTCGACGTCCCTACCACAAGGCCCGTGTTGCCCACTGTCACTTGAGTAAATCCTACGTTCGCATCAGTCGTCAGATCCTGGTTGCAAACACAGCCACCAACTTCAACATCAAGCGTGCCGGCCAGGGTGACGGTCTGGCTTTGGATGCTCGTCAGGTTCGCGCAGGTATCGATCGCGGCCTCTATGGTTGTTTCGGTTGTCGAGTCGAGAAGGTCGATATTGGTAAGGCTCAAAGTCCCCGATGAGTCGGAAAACGGAACTGATGTGCCTATTGTCAGCCCATTCGATGCCGGAAGCGTCAACGCATCCAAATTCGTGTTGTCGCCTCGGCCCGTCTCGATATAGTCGTTGTCTGCCTGCACGTACAACGCGATCCACGCGTCGGTTGTCAACGTCATGCCGCCCCACTTCTGATCCAGGTTGAAGTTGCCAGAGTCGACTATGGTTGAACTATTGGCATTCGAGCCGCCGATCAAAAACACAGTTGACCCGGCTGTCGGGCTGTCCAAGTCCGTGATCACGGTTGCCCCAGTATTCGCTTGCGTGGTCCAAACATCGGCACCTGAAACACTGGGCGTCGCGTCGCCGTCTGCTACGGTGCCATAGGAATGGACAAGTGCGACATCGAATGTTGCCGTCGTGCCGTTCAGCGTCAGAGCATCCACGCCGCCGCAAACACAGACCCACGTGTCAGCCGCAGACCTCCAGCAATACGTATTCGGGTCGGCCAGCTTGTCGCCATACAGCTTGCCGCCGTCAAGATCGACATCGCCTGCATCGATCTGCGGCAATGTGCCGCCAGCCCGCGGCAACGGACCTAGCAGCGCCAACAAAACAAAAAGAGTGTTCATGTCACTACCTCTTCTTCAAATTCAACGAACCGTAGAGGGTGAATGCGTCATCGGCCGAACCGCTCGCGAACGACGCAATCAACTTGACGTGGGTAAACCCAACTGTACGGATCGACCCCTCGAGGGTGATGCTAACGCCGCTCGTGTCTTTGATATTCGAATAATCCTTGAGCGTGCCGAGGCCGGCGGAATCGAGGTTCTCGGCCTGCGCCTGTACCCACGTAGTGCCGCCGTTGTTCGACTTGTATGGCGTAATGGTGACGGCAGTAGCCGCGCCGTACGTCAGCGCACCCGCCCACGCGAATTCGTCCGCGTCGGTGCAGTCTTGCGCATCGGTCGTGCGGATCGCCAAGCTCGCGTTGCCTGCGATGCCGTCAAAAAGCTTTCCTAGTTGTCTGGTTGCGTATGGCATTGGTTTCTCCTATGGGATCGTGATTTCATGGCCGTTAAACCATGTGTCGGCCTGCGCCGCTGATGTGTTCCGTGCAGCGCCAGCCGCTTGGTAGCAATAGACCTCTACGGCATCACCAGCGAGCAACGGGATATCGGCCGAACCGCCAACCGTGGGGTTGCTTGCCGCCACCCCCCCCAGTTCCATTGTTAGAATTTTGCGGGACGGGGCGGCGTTGACGTAGTATGTGGCGGTTACCGGCGTATCCTGAACCGCTGCTACAATAGTGACGGCGGTGTCAAAATGGAACAGGCCATCCCATGGTGCTGTGAATGTGCTCCCGGCAAAATTCCTGCCGTGGTCATGGGTCTCGGTTGCAAACAGAACCTTGGTAAACACGCCATTACCGAGAGCCGTTGCACCAGACGCCCACGCCCCGAATGCTAGCGGGACCTCTCGGTAGGTGTAGTGATCGACGTAGAGGTCAAAGCCAGCGCCAGACTTTCCGAATATCGGCTTGATGTAGCGGGTGTTGACGTGGAATGAACCGATAACAGTATTTTTCAACTCCCAGGCTGCGGCGCCATTCGCCGTCCCGATAGACTCAGAAACAAGAACTATTGCCTTATCCTTGTCGTATTCCTTGGTGCCGTAACTGACGTTATCGCCGGGATTTGCCCTGCTTGCGTAATACCCAATGGAGCGTCTGTACGGCCGCCCGTTGTTGACCGGGATAAACTCCTTTGTAATGAGCTTGCCCGCTGCCGACGCGGCAGGGAACAAAACCGAATAGGCACCGCTCAACACCTGCGCGGAACTCCGCTCGGCGTCGATGTCCCATGTTCCGACGTCCATTTCCCAAACGCTCATATCAAAGCCGCCGTCATGGTGGGTAGTTGGATCCAGCCTGCCACTGGATGAACATTGCGTTAGGAACAATATTGCCGCTGTTGTCAGTTTCGAAACTGAGCTGTGTTGCCTCCACTGATGACTCGACAAGCTTGGCCCCCTGCACCGGCTCGGTTGGCGCGACATCGGTGTCAATCGACGTGATTGCGGCAGCGCCGGTTGTGACAACGGCCAGCAGTACCTGATTGGATGACTGGTAAGGCGCCGCGGCTGCATTATTGACCGCGGAATATGTGATCCCGTTCGTGTCCAAGTCCAGGGTGACATACGTGTCCTTGGACGCCGTATACGTGTGCGTTGTCGCCTCGGGAATTATGGCCATCGCATCGCCGTTCGATGCGTAACCCACCGCAAGGCTCCCACCCAACCCTGCCGTTTGCGTGACATCGCAACCATCGAGGATTGCCCCTTGCACCACGTCTTGCTGAACTGCCTGCCCCCTGGTTGTGTCTATCGCCAATGGCGAGGTGAGCCCGGTTCGCGTGAGTACATTGATCCCGGCATATGCAAGCTTCCACTCAATGCGGCCGGTACCGTCGAACAAGTGCACTTTCTTGCCTATGATCTCCCACTTCTTTGCACTGGTGATGCCGTCAAGTCCGTATGTGACAAACTGATCTGTAGTCAGCGATACCAAATCGCCAATCTGATACGGGAACTTTCGAAGGTTTGTTGCCACTTCAACGATTGGCGCGCCGTAACCGAAACGCTCCAACAGTTCATCACAAAGCATGACGATCGGAGTGATATCGTACACCATGGTATTGGTGTTGACGTGCGCGCTGATTGACGTACCTAGCTGATTGCGCGAAGCTGCGCCAATCGTTACACGCCCATCCCATCCGCTCTCTTCAGTCCAACCACTATCCGGATCCCAGAAGTAAGCCGACACGTCATCGACTGTGCCGCGGGTCAGGCTGGTGACTTTGACAATTTCGGCATTGCCAATATCTTGAACGTGCGTGCTGTCGAGCAACAGATAGACAGGGTGCCCTGCGTTGATTACCAACCCCGCTTTATTCCCGCTGAGTGCATGCGTGGTCACCCCGTACAATGTAAACGCCACAGGGTCGGTGATGTTATCCACGTCGGCAGCCAGCCGCATAACCGAAGATACCCAAGGCGTCGAGAACTTGTACGAATGGATCCGCTCGGTTTCACCTGGGTAGGCATACGCCGCTTGCGATCCTGTTTCGTCGGCTCTGTAGGATTGTTTCCAGTTACCATCGGGGCCAGTGCCATCAAAGTTGACAACGATTCTGTTGACTATGTTCTCGTCCAGTGCATCTTGCTTGAACGAGCCCGGCAGGAAGTCGTCATCCGTCCAATCATCCGCGGCTGATGCAGCAGAATCAAAACGCACAAACTTGGCATCCCCATCTTCGTCGTTTACAAGATGTCCGTTGAGTAGCTTCGTGATGGACTGCGCCACGTCAAAGGCGCTTGTGGGCTCGTGCACGCCTCCCCAATCACGCCACCTCTTGGGGTCATCCATGCTCAAGTTGTTGGCGTATGCACCCGCGGCCATGGATGTAGTGCGCGACACCAGCAGATGCTCAATGTCATCGTATTCGAGCTGCGTTGGGTCGAAGCTATTCGCGTTGAAGGATACCGCTCCTCCCTTTTCCAGCACTCCTCCACCGGCTCCATCATACAGGCATTCCAGTGGGTGCGTGTTGTACCAAAACCCTGTTATTTTGTTCAGCTCAAGTATCTGGGATTGCCCTAGGGCCACGAGCTTGATCGTGTGACCGTCCGTAGGCTCTATGCTGTCAATAACACCGTTTTTGAACAACGCTACAAAGTCGGTTTCGTCCAACTCGGCAGCACCTAACCACAACTCCACCTTCTGGCCTGCCAAACGATAGTTGACAATCACTGGGCGCAACCACGCGTCATCAACATCGATAATCAGCCCGGTGTTTTTCATATCGCGCGTTAGGGGATTCAACTCACCGCCAATCGGATCGATCCTTTGAATCGCCGCTGGTATGTCCCCTAGGTCATAAAGGTCCGAACCCGAGTCCATATTGCCAGCGCCGATAGTCTTGAAGGTCGTAGGCCCCGCGCCTTCCGTGATCTCCATGTAGATACGGATCCTCGCACCGTCTCGGCAGACAGCTTGGTACCACGCATCTGATGGGGACATCGCCACTATTCATTCTCCAAAAAGAAGGCCTCAGTGCCTTGCTCTTCGCCGAAGATACTCACTGTGCGTTCGGTGAATCCAGCGCTTGGCATGTCGAGATCGGTTGGCTTGCTTATCATCCTCCAGCCTGCCGGAGCCGTCGTAGGCTTGTCGATGAAGACAAAATTCCCACGCGTCGCCTTGAACCACGCCTTGAAGTCTGCAATGCGCGCGGCTTCCCATGCCGGGAACGTGGCAATGAGGTCGTGGCGGTTCTGATGATGGATAACAGCATGACGAACACCACCCATGGTGCGCGACGCTGCAACTTCATCGTGTAGGCCAATATCGTCGTATGGGTTGGATGGCTGTGTCTTGGTTTGGTATCTTTGGGCCAGCACCAGCTCTCCAACTTGCGGCACGAAATCGCCAGCTCCGTTGTCGAGCTTCAACCAAACATAACGCGCTGTGTACCTGTTTGGTCCGGCATCGGCACCCACGTCATGCGCCCGACCGCCATCGGCCCCATGTGCAAGGGACAGATCCACCAACCGCGTGTCGTCGGACGGTGCGCCGAAGTCACCAATCTCGGTCAAGCTCGTTCGGAATGTGTTATCGTCCGATATCTCAAGCGTCACAGCGTCAACGGCAGCGGTCCCGAAGTTGTGCCCGATGATGAAAGCACAGTCGAACGTAACGGACACGCCAAGATCAAAACCAAGAAACCAAACGCTGTCAGTTGTCACGCCATCGGTTTTCGTGACGTAGCCCGGGTAGCCATCGTGCGATCTCAGTACTGGGAAATCACTGTCGACCCGACTGGTCCACGACGTGATATCATTGGCCCCCACGACATCGTCTTCAATCCACTTCTCGTGTGTCGGGGCAATGGGGATAGTCTGTACCGCAAGCAACGGATAATCGGCCGCGAGCCACGTTTGCTCATCTGCACTGACATCTGCAAACGACCACGCCACGTCACATCCTCCAACGGTCTAGGCGCTTTTGCATTTTGTTTACGTCTTGCACGCCCTGTGCGTATTGACCTGATGTCTGGGGCACCACGGAGTCCGCATGGTAGTGCATGTGTGTGTTGCCGCTGCCCGCCGCTACCGGTGCCGCCGACTCGCGGCTTTCGAGCACATCGGCAAGACGTTGGATCACGCCAGTCTGCCCGCGCTGCAAGACGCCCTCGCCATGTTGCACGAGTGTCCCGACCGAGTCGACACCGGGCACGCCGCCCATAACCACGCCGCCCATTGCTGCCTTTGGGATTTGAGCCATGTACCCTTTGATGAGTCCGAATATAATACCCGCGGCCACCGTGGCCATTATCGGGCCGATAATGGGGATGCCTGCTTGAGAGAATGCGCTTGCCGCTGCACCAGAAGCCGCATACGACATGACAGCAACTTGCGCTGCATCAATGACAGCCATTGTCATACGTCGGCCGGCATCTTCTGAACCCATGGCGATATCAATAAAAGCCTGCGTCATAACGCCGGCTACGGCTTGCGCTGCTGCCTGATTAGCGGATAACCACTCTTGCAGTCTGGCGTCTTCGTTTTTGGCTGCCGCCTCTTGTGCGTCCGCGATCTTATCTATGTTCGCGATTCGACGTTCTGTGAATCTGTCGAGTGCGGACATTTTCTCTTCTAGCTCATTCTTCTTTTCCTCACCAAGACCACCACCTGCTTTACCCGGTGCGCCACCTACCCCTTTGCCTGCTTCCCCTAGCTCCCCCAACGCCGCCGCCGTCTGCAACACCTTCCCTCGATACCTCTCCACCGCCTCGGCCGCCTTGTCTGTGGCACTGCTGATATTGACCATCGACTGCGCGCCTTTTTCGATGCTGTCTTCCAATGTAACAGCGAGCATCTCAGCCGCTTCACCCACAGACGCAATGCCGTCACGCAACGGATTTGTATCGAGCTTCCCTAGCTTAACCAGGATATCGAATATCTTGTTGAACGGCGTCATGGTCAATTCAGCCACTGCTATCAGTTGCTGAAAACCCCGGACCAATCCGAGTATCATCACCTCGCCGATTATCTTGATCCCCTTGAACACGTTGATCAGAAACCCGCCAACCTTAATCACGGCTTTGATCGAAAAGATGATCGCCGCAAATGATTCATCCATGAAGTCAAGCTTGCCCGCAGACGCTTCAACCTTGACAGTCATCTCAGCAATGAAGCGACTCAATTCGATGATGATAGCGCGCAACAACTTGCTGTCGGTCGTGACTGCGCCGATGGCTTCGCGGAAGTCACCAAACGTGTTGCTGAGTTGTGTCATGGCGCCCGAGTAGGTCTGAGCCTTCGCCGCCGCAGCGCCTCCGAATTGCTCGTTGATCATTTTGAGACCGATAGCGAATTGCTTTGATTTCGGAATCGACTGGTCAACCTTGATTCCAAACGTCGCCAATCCAGCCGCGCCCTCTTTCGACGCCACAGACAATGCCTGCATGACTGGCTTGACATCTTGTCCGAGCACTGCCGCAATATCGGTTGCGGCCGTAACGGTATCCTCTAGCTGTTTACCAACGAGGCCGAACCGTACGCCCATCGCCGCTGTGGCAATTGTCGCCTCATCGCCTACTGTCGACACAGCCTGTAGTTCTGACGCGAAATCAGCAATGCGTTGCGTGGCAGCGGCTACGTCTTCCTCCCCTGTTTGCCTGAGTGCCGATGACAGATCCTGCAACGCATCCTGCTGAATCGACGCAAGTCGAATGCTCTCCTTCATCCAATTGTGCAAACCTTTGAACGCCACAAACGCAACAACCGCCGCACCAACGACCTTGAGGGCTTTGCCAAGCCCGCCCATTTTCTTCCCGAACGTCTCAGCATTTTTACTGGCGCTATCGAAGCCCTTTTTTGATTTGTCTTCGGCCTCGATTTCGATTCCGACTTCGCCGTCAGACATGACAAACCTCGATTAAATTGGCGGCGGGGCACGCCGAAGCATATCGATTACGAGGCAGAAACCGACTACCCCAGCCGCCAAAGCTCATTCCTTCGATTTCTCCTGTTCGATTTTCCGCGCTTCCTCGCTGCACGCCCTGATCGCTTCGAAGACATACGCGGGTTGATCTCTCATCTCGCCGGGAAATGGCAATACCTTGTATTCCCGCCACTCCGACCACCATTGAATCACGTGGTTGACTTCCGGCGTGATCGTCGCATTCGGACACCTCCGATGCTCCGGTGCCCATTCCAAAAAGAACCCGTCGTTGCTTTCGCAGTCGCAATTGCGCTCCTGACGCTTCGTGTCGTCCGCAAGGCGCAACTCTGGATCCTCGGCATCGAGGTCGAAAGGTGCATCTTTTGGAATTGACGGGTCGCATCTGGAACACTTCCACTTTCGTTGTTCATCACTTGCTAGGTGGATGTATCGGACTGCGAATCGGATTTTCCCACAAGGCCGTCGGCCAGTAGGGACTGGTTTTTGATTGCATCAATGATGTCTTCAAGGATCTCAGCGGGCGCAATCTCGGCAAGCCTCTTCCCTGTCGTGATCATGCTCGACGTCTTCTGACCGTTCTTGACTTCGGTCAGCGTTAGATTCTCAACGCCAGTCACGCATTTGGTAATGGCCCTCGCTCGCAACTTGTTGTAACGCCGAACATAGTTGATGTTCCCGCCGCGCGTGAGCTTGCCATGGCTCTCTTCAAGCTGTCGGTATTCTGGCCCAGTCATTGGGACAACCGTTACAAAAAACCGTTTGTCCTCGGGGAGATCGCGATTGTCCCTGTAGTCCGGTGCGTACCTGGCTTCATCGAAAACGTGCAGTTCCATTGTTTGCCTCGTTGTATTGCGTCACCTGTCTATCAGGTGTGCTTCCAAGTGATTGCGTCGTTCAAGCTGGCCGATTCCAGTCCTGTAAACGTAAGACTGTAGGTTGCGACCCCAGACTCGGGAACCGACAAAGGTGAGAAATCCATCTCGACTTGCGCGAGGTCGAGCTCCAACCGTGTCCCTGATTCGGCCGCGCCACCAATCACGACGGCTAGTGCTACCGACGCGAAGTCTTTGCGGTTGAGAATTTTGATTACCGCATCCGCTCGCAACCTGATGTCGATTTTCCCAGTTATGTCAAAAAACCCTGGTGTGGCATCAGACATATCCTGCTGGAATGCCGCGGAATCGTGATAGGCGTTGTTGGCTTTGATCGTCAACTCGAAGTTGCTGACGATCGCAGTCATCGCCAACGAGTCCCACGTCAGGCTACCAGTGATGCCGGTAGTCGGTACGCCTGCATCAGTCCATGTCGGGACGTGCGGGCGATACACGGAATCATCGGCATGGGTTATGGTAACCGCGCCATCGTCGTCGGCTTCAACTATTTGGAACACATGCGAAACCGGACCGGAGTCTACCCTGTATCCGAGATCGTTCGAACCGTCGTCGTCTTCGATGATGACAACAGAGTTTTTGCCCAGCAGGTTGTCCTCTGTGGTTTGGACTTGCAAATCATTGTCAGCCGCCATAGCGGCGTCGAGTGTGCCGTTCGACGTTTGAACGAAACCCATCCCACGGCCTTCGACATGTAGTTTCGGTTCATCCCCGCCACTGCACTTCAGCGTTAACGATTCCGGAATGCATCCCCACATTGCCTCCATCATCTTGCCTTGGAATTGACGAACGAGCGTGAGGGTTTTCAGGGATTGCCTGGGGGATGCCAGTACCCAAACCGATGCTCCGTCGTCAGCCACCCATGTATCTTCGATGTCGAAAGACACCCCTGCAACAACACTGGAAACGATGAACGTGCCGTTGTAGTTAGTGGATCCTGAAATGGTGACCGACTCGCCATTAACCAAATCGTGAGCTGTGGTTACGGTTACATAGGGAGTGCTGTCAGAATACGCCGTGATGGCCCCAGCCGGATTCTGGGTGTACGTGACATCGTTGGTGTTTATATCCTCATTGGAAAAAAGCGCCTCGAGAAGTGGACCACAATTTGGGGCTGTCGCCTTAGATCCCGATGGCACATAATACCCATCGGTAGACCAACTATACTCGCTCTTCCCGGTAATGCGTTCCTGTGTGCCCCTACTTGGCTGGAACGAATCGCGCCGATCCTTGCGCGCAATGCTCGGACCAAAGTCAGAAGTCAGCACGGCCATGGCATCGGTTGCCGCGGGACGGCGGAATGTGCCCGCAGTCGTCTCGGACGCTACGAAAAACTTCTGCCGCTCTCCGAGGATGTCTTCGTACGTGATTCCCATGATCCTACTCCTTCACCTTCTTCAATTTCGCCTTGGGCTTCGGCTCCGATTTCGGCTCTGCCTTCATCTTTGGGAATATGCCTCGACGTGACGCTCGGTAGGTGTCGAGATCCCCCCCGAAGTCCGGCCGAAGCTTCAACGCGTCAAATGCATCGTTGGGAATGTCCCCACGTTTGACGGTGTCGCCTTTTCGGATCGTGCGCTTCTGATTTGTTCCCATTACTCGGATCTGACCGTTGCCGCTGTATGTGATCGACTCGCTCATGAGAGACTCCCGTCTCGATGGTAAACAACATTGAACGTCATAGTGAGGGTACCGCCCGCACCTTGACTATCGATTGAATCAGGATCGCCGATATCGTCTTGCTGCGATATCAAGTGAGTCATCGTTGCAAAACCGCCACGTGTGGTGTCAGCCGAGATAGCCGCCAAGATATCGTCTTCGATATTCGTAATGGCTTCTGACGCAAGGGCTTTCGTGGCCGCATTCACGTGAGCTGCCACGATGATCGGCATTGTCACTCGGAGTTGACCGAATGCGTAATACTTGAACGTCGACACCTGCGGCATGTAGCCAACCCATGCACGCAAACCTGCGCCAACACTGTGCCACTCTTTGATGAGTCGCTCGACGGTTTCAACGTCGGTCTTGTACCCGTTGGCAATCGTGATCCCTTCCAGGGTTGTCTGAAAGTTGTCCAAGATGGATTCTTTCGGAGGCGTGCCCATTATGCGCTCGCCTTCTGGATCGCAATGTTGATGTGCTTGCCGATGATGTCGCGGATCCCTTTTTCGGCTGCCTTGCGGGCACGCTCAACGTAACCCTTGCCGCGGATTGTGACTTGAGGTTTGAGGAGGTAATGCGGCTTGATTCGTTGGCTCTTGCCTTTGCCTGTAATCTCCGCAAGCAACTTGTTGCCGGCTTTGCTTTTGATGAATGTCAGCCGTCCAGGTGCCCACGTCCTCGGCCACTTACCGGGGACCTTTGCCTCCTGGCTGATAGGTATCGCGAGGTTCTTTGTCGACTTCGCCTGAATGACACCACCCTCATCCTGAATTCCCGCATAGACGAGGTCCAACAATGCGGCACTGCTTTTGATCTTGCCGCTCGTTTGCAGCATGACGGCCTTGGGGTTGCGCGACAGTTGCCCTGTGCCGCCGCTCGAGAACACAGCGGCAATCGTCTCCTTGAGCTCGCCCTCGGCATGAATAGCCGCGAGCATCAACGACTTGACCAACTCCTTGTCGATTTCGTCGGTAACGCTCTCGAGGTATTCCTCAACGTTGCTCTCGTATTTGATTCCGACGTCAACCATTGTTTTTGCCCCAGCCTATGCCGACGCCAACTTGACGATAATCGGAATCCGAATTGATGGAGTCTGCCGCGCTATTGCTCAACCCGCCGACGTACGACTCGGCCACACCGCGACTCTCTGCTTTGAGCTCTTTCAGCAAATCCTTGTAATGAGTGATCTGTTGTGAGCGCGACGCACTCATGCCGACGTTGCTGCGGTCCACGTCTCGGGCCAAGTGCGCAATGACGTCTTGCACGCAGCGGATCGCTGTCGGGCCAACCGCATCGTCGTACTGGTCGAGGCGAAACTCAATCTGCTCATCGGAGAGCATTTGCTTGTTCTCTTGAGTGTCGCCGATCGCCGACCGAACCTGAGACAATGCCGTTGTGAGATCGGAGGAGTCCCACGTGAATGTCATGGACTACCCCTTCTTTTTGCTCGCCCGCTTTTTCCTCGTCTTTTTCTTCGGGGGCGTTGGGGTAGGTTTTGGATCGTCGATCAACAGCCCGACTGATGCCGCTTCGTCCGGATCGACTTCAGCGGTGTCTGTCTGCACGGGGCCTTCGGGAACTTCGGTAGCCTTGCTGTCTGTCTTGATCAGGTGTCCATCGTCGTCGATGTGGGTGCCGAAGGTTGTGTCAGGTTGCGGCTTGGGCTCTGGTGCTACTTCTGGTGGAACCAGCACCGTCTCGAGACCCTTCGCAACACCTTCGCGCTCGTCATCGGTCAACAGGCCTTCCAGTTCACTGTGCGGCATCGACTCGGCGAGATCGGCCGCTTCAAGAGCAGTTCCTGCACCATCGGCAACCATGTGCACGATTGCCAATCGCTTGGTGATGATCTCGGCCGCTGCGTGAGCCGTGTATCCTTGCGCCATAGCCTTGGCGAACGTCGGGACATCCACAACTTCGGTTTTCGGGATCGGCGGGATCGAGTGGTCTATGCCGCGGTCGCCGCGTTTCGATAGCGGCTCCATCCATGACTCGCCGTCGGAGGGTATCCACCGAAGCACGCCCATCGATACGAGCGTGCGCTTCGGCTTCAAATCAGGACAAGGATCCCCTGGTTTGCACTCTACTCCCTTGTAGGTCCGCGCCTTTTGGAACACGTATGGGGCCACAGTGTCACCTCGTAATGGAAGGACCAGAAACCGTCAGCCAGTTGCCGGGTTGATCAGGAGCAGTCCCGAATCGGCAGCCGTGATCTTTGGATCAAAAGCGGTTTCGGAATGGAGCCAATCGCCCAGTGGGTCATCACTGCGCCAACGCCGTATCGCCGCGCCACCCTTGCCATTCGCGTCGTAGTCAGACCACGAGTAGGTGTACATTGTAAACCGTTTCGGTGACGAGGAAGTTTGCCACGCCGAACCCTTTTGCGAGATCCGAATAGTCGGCAAATCCGCCATCGGAAGTGTGCTTGATTTTGTCGAGGGTGTCATCGTGCTCGAGCAAATAATCAGCAACTTCCGCGCATGCCACGATGGTGTTGGGCTTGAACCCACCGCACAGCTTTTGCAGGGTGCGAAGGTACGCGCGCACCACCACATACGGGGTGCTCGAGCTGTCAGAGAAATGCACGAAGTCGGAACCCGAAGCGGCGCCCGTTGCAGTCGTGGTCCAATTGCCCGACGTGAACAATTTGGTGATGACCTGGAGCTCGCGACGAAGCAACTGTTGCTGAGTCAAAAACCGAACCGTTGCGTCATCGAGGTCGACATCGGCATCGGTTCGGTCTTTGTCAAGGATGAGCTTCTTCAGCGGCCACTCTTCACAAGAGTAGGTTGAGCTCGACATCTCGAAGGTCGCCTCAGGTGCCGGCGAGTTCCGGTCGGTCTCGTCCGTTTGCAGACGGAGGAAATCAGCGGCATCCCAGATTGGGTACTTGTCGCTCGATTTCGCGACCTTGATGATCGGGGACACCTTGTCGGCGATGAACATCTCCTGATCTTGGACGAATCCGATCGACAAGTCCGTGAGCAGGGTATCGATATGCACTTGAGACTTGAGAGGGCCTGGCATGTTCCTAGCTCCTTTGTGCGGCGCTGAGCGCCGCGTTCACTCATGCGGTTTCAGACCGCTCTAAACCTCGACCTCTTACGCCGGGGTGAATACGCTGTAGTAGCAAGTGACTCGCAACAGCCGGTCGCCGGCTGCGTTGTACGGACTTGCGCTCATCGTCCAGACCAGATCCTCATCGGCATCTGGCACAACAACGGTTGCTAGTTGTTTGATGTCTACCAGAGTGTCTGCGCCTGCACCGTTGAACCAATTGGCCAACGTCAGCGACACGGTTGCCCCGCCACCAGCCGTTTGGTACTTGATGATGGAATTCTCGTTCTGGTCGTAGTTGGCGCCTCCGCCCGAAATGTTGGCGATCAAGTGATGGAAAATCAAAGCATCACCAGAAGCGACTGTCCCTAGACCTACCTCGGCCGAGAAGTCGACCAACACCAATGGCGTGGCATCTCCGGCTTTCACTTCGGCCGCTGACCAGTTGGTGGTCGCTTGCCGCATGAACGTCTTGGCCAGAGTCAGTGCGCCGCCAGCCGCCAATGTGGCATCGCCGCTCACCGCAACCGATGCCGGCGCCGTGCCGGAATCGACCATGATGTTGCCGCCGGTCGCGCCCATATCGAGCACGGTTATGTCGTTCGTAGTACCGACCACGACATTGCCGATCGGAACGTTGAGCTCCGTGATCGCATTGGCGGTGTTCGTTCCCTTGATGATGATCCCGTGACCACCTGCCGCAACGCTTCCCAGCATCGCAGGAGTGACGGAGTCGTTTGCGATTGTGACTGCCCCACCGTCCGCGATTGTGACATCGCCGGAAACCGTGGCCCACTGTGGCGCGTTCGACCCACCCTGTTGCAGGATGTCGTTGGCGGTGCCTTCACCCAATCGAGCCAAGGCAGTTGCACTGGACTTGTAGAGGATGTCGCCTGTGGCATCCGAGCCGACCGTCACATCTGTGCAAGTCGCAACGCCATCTGCCAGTGTGACATCGCCGCTCATACTCACCCACTCGGGGAGCAGGCTGCCGCCATCCATCTGCAAATATTGGCCCGTGGTGCCCTTTGCCAATCTCTCGAACGTGCTCGCCGAATCGCGCATCAAAATGTCGCCGCTCGCATCGCCGGCTGCCGTGGTGGCCAAGTCTGTCTGTGCAGCGGAAGTGATAGCCGATTGAGCAATCCACTCCGGGGCCGTGGCACCGGAATTCATCGCCAGGATTTGCACCGTAGTGCCCTTGGCCAAGCGCTCAAACGTGGTCGCCGAATCACGATAGATGAGATCGCCTGAGGCGTCCGAGGCTGCCGTGGTGTCGATATCGGTACACACTGTCACACCAGCGTTGCTCATCGTGACATCGCCGGTCATGGTAACCGCAGCGGCTTCGCCGCTACCGTTGCCAAGCCACACCTTGCCGTCCGCCAACGCCCGGTCCGCCACTGCGCTGTTGAGCGCGGTGCCGAGACAAATGATGCACGGGATGCGGTCGCCGTCCGAGCCGTCCGACAAAGCGATTGCAATGACTGCCTCGTCCGGATCGGTCTGAGCGATCAACATACCGTCGACATCAACCACGAGTCGGTTTTGCTGGCTGACGGTCCCGCCAATCTTCGGCGAGAAGATCCCGCCGTACACAACGCTGGCCGCTTCACCCTCATCGGGCGCGTTGAACAGAATGCCGAGAGTGAACTCGCCAAGCGTGTCACACAGCTCGATAACATCGCTCGAGAGTTTGACGGCGTAGTACTGATTGTCTGTGAGATCCGAACCAGCAATGAGCCCAGTAGAAACGATTTGCGGCTTGCCTTCGTATGCTCCGATGTCGCCCATGACTCTTGTCCTCACTTATCGCCGGCAGCTCCGGCTGGTTGGTTCCTTGTTTGATTCGCTCAGCCGTTCACTTCAGCGGTGTACTCTTGGTACAACTCTCGGTTTGTTGGATCCTTGATCGCCTTGGCGACCGCTTGCTCTTTGGTGAGCTTCGGATCTGACTCTTGCAATTTCTTGGCAATCGCTTCGAACTTACCCTTGGCGGTCATCTCGGCATCGTTGCCACGTCCGCCTTTGTCGTCGAACAGCGGATGATTCTTGAGGGCCTCGTTCCTGTTGCCCAGCAATTTCTCGAAGGTTGCGTATTCCTCTGGCTTGAGCGATCCGCTTGCCACACGCATAACCTTGGCGATTTCGTCAGTGGACTCGCCAGCCAGGAAGGGGAGGTTCTCAGCCTTCGACCGAAACTTGGCAACCTCGGTTCTTTCCTCGATGTCGTCGAGTCGTTTCTTGACGTCCTCGGCATCCTCGAGCCGCTTGCGGATTGCCTCGGGAAGACTCTTCATGACCTTTGCCATCTCTTCCTCTTCGTCCTTTTTGGGCTCCGGTGCCGGATCGCCCTCGGCGTTCGCGACAGGTGCAACGGGCTCAGCAACCACAACCGGGGCTGCTGGAGCGGCGGCAGGCGCGGCGGGCTGTGCAGCGGCTTCAATTGCCGCGAGAATGACTGCGCGCTTCTCGTCATCAAGCTCGGCCAACACATCGTCGAGATTCATTGTCTGTACCTTTCCAAAGATCTTCATGACCTGGGAAATGAAACGCTTGCCAAGCCCTTTGTTGGATTTTGGCGCGTCTTGTTCTTTGCGTTTGGCAATCACGATTTTCGGTAGGTCGTCACCGCTGCCACTTGCCCCGTGGTCGACAATCGAAATCTCATCGACCGACAAGTCCACGAGCGCTTTGACCACTGAGCCGTTGCGCTCACCAACGGGGATCTTCCGGGCATTGCCGTGGATCGACAGCTCGGAACGCTCGCCGTTTTTGACTCGAGCGATTGCGCCCGGGTCGCGGAGTTTCATCGACACAACCCAGCCCTCGGTTTTCACGTCACCGAGGCCAAGGGCTGCCGCTTTTTCCTTGCTGATAACCATCGACTCGACCACGTCGCCAACGCGATCGGCGTGCATTTCGCCCGCTTTGCCGGCGCCGCCATCAATCATGAGGCCGTGTGCGGTTTTTTCGAGCTCTGAAACGAGCAGCAATTCGTTGTGGAAGTCGATCAAAGGCTCGCCGTCTGCACTCGACAGAGCGGCCCAACCGGTGACGATTCCGTTTTGATCGTCGAACTTGGCGACGGGGAGTGAGAGAGAAAACGCCTCGGGTTTCGAGGCGGCAAGCTTAGCCGTGTCGCGCTTTAGCCACGCGGCGTAGGTCTCGGCCTGAGTGATCCCTGGTTGGTTTGGCACGTGCGTTCATGTTGGTATCGCTTCGTGACTTGCGTCACCGGGCACGTGCAATGCTAGGCCACACACCGAATTAACGATGGTGTCTAAGGTTGTACCGGTTTTTTTGGGATTGTCAAGCGGAAAGATTCTGCCTCTTACACCTCGGGCACACCACCACCCACGGTCGGGCCAGCACGAGCGCCAGCCGCTTGCCGCATTTCACACACCGCGGGTTTATATCAACCCGCCCAGCGGGCGAGGCAACGGCGCCTTGGGTTCGGGAGGGGTCGGCTCGAAGAACGCCTCCAGCGCCTTGCGTGGTATCCTGGTGTGCGCGCCGATCTTTCCGCCCGGCAATTTCCCATTTCGGATCGCTCGCTGAATCGACGATTTGGGGGCACCTGTCCATTCTACTGCCTCCTCGATTGTCATCATTACGGATTCGGGATCGGGCTCCGGCTCCGGCTCCGGCTCCGGCTCCGGCTCCGGCTCCGGCTCGGGCGCTACCGGCGCCTCTTCTGGCAACCTGAAACCAAACTCGCCGCCCTCGGGTTGAGGCGGTTGCAGTATTTCATCGGTTGGTGTGCGCTGCTCGAGCCCCATTTTTTCGCGGGCCTTCTCTTCGTCCTTGTCGGTCGGCACAATGATGCCCTGACCCGCCGCTGCAACCAGCCCGTCAATCCATTCTTTCGTATTCTCTTTCTCAACGTCACCGTGCGCAAGTATCGGCCACAGGTGCCCCGGTACATTGTTGAGTCTGCACCATCTCGGTATCGCACTGAGATTCATCGTTTCGGTGATGATGTCCATAATCCCACCAAGCGCGACAATTGCCATCTTGGTTTTGTCGGACGCCAGCGAGCGCGAGCCGTTCTCCATCGCTCCGAGTAATGCGAATTCCCAGAGCAGCGATATCAAGATATCGACGCGGTCACGCGTCACGCTTCCATTGATGTCGATAGCACGCGATCCGCCGCTGGACATCAATGAAAACTTGTAGCCTGTTGGTCCCTCGGCATCTATCTCGCACGGAACAACCATACCCTCGAGTTCGTCGCGCTTCACTTTGCGCACGTTGCTCTGCATCAGCTCGCGGATCGCCTTCTCTCCGGACGTTGGTTTGGGATTCATGATCGCAAGCGGAACCTCTTGCACAGGATATCCCGACAAGTCACGCGCAATACCAACGCCTTCGATCTCTTCCTTGAGTGTTTGCAGGTAATAGCTGCGGTACGCGTTGCGCAATGCCGAGCGACCCTCCGGACTGCCCGCCGCCGTCTCGTACCGGAGATGCACCATACGCTCCATCGGTAGGTACGCCCACTTATACCGAGGCGGCGCGAGCTGCTCAGCGCCAAGCAACGTCTCATCATCATCGGCGTAGCACCATCGCTCGATCGTTTCTTGCTTGCGTATCTCGAGCGATCTCCAACCCCATAGGCCATCGCTGTATTGACTGTTGAGCCGTCGCGACTCGTTGTCACCGCGACGAAGCTTGTACTTGATCCACATCAAGCAAAAGCCGTACGGCACCATGCTCAGCATCTCATCGATGACCTGGCGCCATGGGACTTCCATATCGTACATGCAGTCGTCGAGTTTCTCAGCCCAGTAGTTCGCCTCGGGATTGTCCTTGTCCGCTGGGTTTGCCATCCATGGTGCTTGTCGGATAAGCATGCGCATTCCGCGCAACGCACCGCCGATCAACGCATGGTTGTCTGACATCTCACGATAGACACGAACGCCCTTTTTGCCCTGCAAGTCAGTGTGGAATTCTTCAGATACAATCCCGGAAAACCGCTTGAAACCAGTGCCGCCTGACTCGGCGAGCACGGGGATCTTTTGGTTGGTGTCGACAGTCATGACTATCCCTCAATTTTCTTCAAAACGATCCTGTGTCCGCATCTGCAATTTGCCAGATCGCCAATCGGTAGGGCTGGATCTCCGGGATGCTTTCCACGTGCGCCGCTCGGAAGGATGAACGCCTCACCCACTTTGACTTCTTTGCCGTGCATTTTCCAGTGCCGCCTTTTGCCACTTCGTCTGTCCCCGGTTTTGGCCAGCCATCTTACCACAGAATAGTAGCCTTTTTCTCGCGCTGTTTTGTCAATGAGGCCATACGTTTGAAATGCGGCTGTGTTCTCTGCTTGCGCCAATTCAGTCCGCGCGATCAACGCCGCTCGCTCCGGGCTCCAAGCGTAGATGCGGTTCCCGACTTTCTCGCTGTGAAACGTCGTGCGAATACGTCGCGCGATCTCGCCAGTGCTCGGTAGCACATCCTCATCGGCTGCATCGGTGAGAAGACTCATGATCGACTCTTTCACCAGCTTGCGCGTTTCGATCTCTACCTCACGCACGCGCTTCGTCGCCCACCCTTCGAGCTCTGTGAATATCTTGAGCTTGAACCGCTTGTCCGTGAGCGCAGCTTTGAGCCGCTTCGGGTTGAGTATCCGGTCAACACCGCTCATGCTCCCAACGCGAAAGCTTGCATCGGTCGCTTGAGCAACCCCGAACCGCATCAGGATCGCGAGCAGCTCTTCGTCAATTCCCTCGGCCTTCGATATCAGCTCGTATCGCTTGGCTACCGTGTAGCCCTTGCCGCCTTTTTTCAACCGCAACAACTTCGTCTGTCGGGCCGCTTCCTCACGCGCACGCTTGAGCATCCAGTTTTGGAGCGCTCGGATCATCGGCTTTGACCGACGTTCGATCAGGCGCTCTTGTTGCTGTTGGCGGTTAGGCATGTTTCATCCTACGCTTCCGACTGGAATAGTTTCGCGTGCGACAGACGGGGCACCGCTCGCCTTCCATGATCAGCGCACTGTCGCAACCCCAACACCACAGCTTGCCGCGCTTCGGCCGTTTGGCCCTGTCGCGATTTGTTTGCCAGCGGTTAGGCATGGGGCAACCGAACCTTCGGTGTTGGCAACTTCCCCCATAGCCATTCGTCTACGCCTGCCTGAAAAAACTCCAACACCTTGTCGACATGCACTGCCGGAAACGGCTTCGCGGGTTTCTTCCCAAACGTCCAAGCCCACCGCTTGGCGAATTCAGCACGACTGACGGATAATGGGCTCATCACACAAACCCTATCCTTCGCCTGAGTAGCATCTCGTTGCCTTTGTGGTCGTAGAGCAACACGCCTTCATTCTCGTCGACATGGATTGTCGGTTGCTCGTTAGGTTCGTCGGGGCAATCATCATCGCCGAGGTCGAGCCTGACTTCGTCCGGAGTGTAGCCTTTCTCCATCTCACTCGCCCCCTCTCAACATGTCGATGTCAGCCGCTAGATAAAACGCGATCGCGTCCGCCCACCATGTGGTATCCCCTGCGGCCTTGAGTTCTCGCACTTTCTTTTCCATGGCTTCGCGCACTATCTCATTTGTAATTGGCCTACCGTTCAACTCCTCGGCCGTCATCAGCTCAATGGTGTCGTCCGTGCCCATCACTCCCTCCTCATCGCCCAAGACTTCCAGGCGATCGGCCCGTAGCGTTTCTCGATTGCCCGTATCTCCGATGCGCTCATATCGTCGAGCGTGCGAACCGGACCGTGTCCGATTTGGTCAGCATCGCCTCGCACGTAGTCCCACAGGTCACCGGTCTGGCTGTCGTTTAGCTCTCTGGCGATTGCTGTCATACTCAACACTTCCATGGGTTCTTGGTTTCGTTCTGTTTGAAGCTGGGATCGATCGACGTCGTGCGACTCTTGACCAACGGTCCAAGTCCGTAGCGAGCTGCGTCCCAAATGTGATTGTGCTTGTCGATAATGACGGGCAACACATCGCCGCTGAGTCTGTCTGTCTTGTATGAATACAGCCGCGCCTCGTCGATCGCGTGCCTGCACCGTGGATGGATGATGATCCGCTTGTACCCGCGCAAGTGTTGGATACCGTCCTCGACACTGCCCGACCATTTCTTGCACGGCTTCATGTTGGGATAGCCGTGCTTCTTCATGTGCGATATCGTCTCGGGCCGAGCGTTGTCAGCACGCGTGATATATTTCCTAGCGTCGGGCACGCTGTCAAATAGCTGTGGCAAGTCGTCATTGTCAACCCCGACTCCATACGCCTCATGCTCAATGTACAGATCGCGCTCGAGTGACCCTTCGACACCGCTCACCCACATACGCACAAGCGTTGTTGGGTCGGTGGAGAATCCCCAGTCAGCCCCTTGGTGCGGACCGCTCCAATCTTTCTTCGGCTCGAATGATTCGACTACCCATTTGCCGTGTAGAACTTGAGCTTTGCTGCGCTGACGAGTCTTGCCGCCCCAGACGTGCGCAGCCGCGTCACTGTCGACAGAATAGAGGTAATCCTTCTCGGCGATCATTTCGTCGGACAACCACGGGTTGTCGGCCCATCCAACTTCAACGACTTTCGAATCTGGCGGCGGGTGATCGATGAAGCGACGATAAACCGGATCGGACTTCTGATCAGGGTTCCAGCTCGTCCATATCTCACTGCCTTCTTTGCGCACTGTCGGTATCAACACATTCCAAGATGCTTCGGAGACGGACTGCCCTTCCTCAACCCATGCGATCGTGACGCCTTCTGTGCTCTTCACGTTTTCAGAATTCAACCGCAACCCCGTGAAGATAAACTCGGTGCCGTTCTTGCCGAGTATCTGGTTTTGAGTGACCCGATAGAAGCCACTCAACCCGAGCGCTTCGATCTTGTCCGTGAGCAGTTTGTGCACTGAGTCCTTGATACTCGTTTGGAATTCGCGCGTGCAAAGAATGCGGTGTCTGTTTTGTGCGCCAAGGATGAGTAGCGCTTCCGCGATTGCGTGACTCTTGCCGCCGCCGCGTCCGCCGTAGAGCGCCTTGTACCTGCAAGGCTTGAAAAGAAACTGGAAGATCTCCAGTATGTCGGTCTTAGCTATCACTTGGCGACTTGACGAAATTGACAACGATACCCTCGAGCTTGTCGCCGCCCAAGTCGATCGATTGCGCCGGCTTGCCCCAACCACGGTCGAGGAGAGAGTTGGCCGCTTGAAGTCTCACTGCATCCTTGTCGGCCGACTGCGCGAGCTCAACGAGGGTATCAAGGGCCATCTGAGTTTGTGCGCGGAACGCCTCAATAATATCCTTGGGGATCTTCGGACGGCCGGAGGGGTTGCCAGACTCACCGGGCTTGAATTGCCACGGCTTATCTGCTTGGGAACTGTTACCAGTCTTCTTGCTGGCCTTTTTCTTCCGGGCAACCATACCCCTACTCTACACCACCTGGCGGCTTAAGCCAAACCGTGCACGATTGCTCGTCACATTCGAAATCGTGCTCAACTTTCATGACCTCGCCATGATGCACCTCTGCTGGCCCCCTGTTGACCGCTGTCCAGTTCTTTCGATACCAGACAGTCTCACCCCTTCGTGGCACCCATGCGGCGCTGTACGGGCCAGCACG